TAAAATGTTAGAAAAACAATTAGTTCTTAAAGGCATTATGACTGTAGAAGATTGGGAATCAATTGTTGGTGATATTAGATTTGATTACGCCAAAGATAATTATTTCACAGAACTTAAAGATGCTGAAATTGCACAAAATCGTATTCAGTTAGTTTCAGCGTATGATCAAGCTGGTCTTATCGGCAAATATGTTTCTCATGAATATATCCGTAAACAAGTCATGATGCAAACAGATGATGATATTGAAGATCAAGATAAAATAATTAACGAAGAAAACAATTCTGGTGACGTTAGATGGATTAATCCTGCTATCGAGCAAAATGTTCAATTGATGAATCAGATGCAAATGGATCAACAAAACGACCAACAGCAAATGATGCCACAGGATCAAGAACAACAAGATCCAGAAGAAGAAAAGAAAATGGAATCAATCAGACAGGCTATGATTACTGTTGATCAAATGAAACAAAAAGGCAAAGAAAATCGTTCTATGTCAGACGAAGCAAAATATAAATCAGCATTACAAATTATTGCTAAAAACAAAAATATGTTGTCTCAAATGGGTCAACCTCAATCAGGAGTTAAGTGATGGATGATAATAAATATAGTGTAACAGATTTAATTTCTAATGCTTTTGATCAGAAACCTATAGAGTTTGAAAATACTTTTAGTTCTTTAATGGTTGATAGGTTAAGATCGGCAGTAGAAACAAAGAAACAAGAGATTGCCACATCGATGTTTAACACGACAGGGGCGGAAACAGAGGTAGAATAATGTCAAAGCATCTTAGATCAATCGTAGAAGCCGACAAACGCTTAGAAGGTGTTAAGAAGTCAGAAGTTGAAGACGCAGAAGTTTATGGCGGCAAAGATGCTTCTGTAAATGTTAATGATCCTTCTACAGTAGAGCTTACAAAAAAGCACAAAGTTGAAAAACATGATAGTCGTGCTGGTAACAAAGGCGATGTATTTTCTGGCGATAAGCAGAAAAACGTTCTCGATGATCCAAGAAATGCTCGTATGAAACCTGCCAAAGATCAGTACGAAAGCGTTAACGAAGATAAAGAATGCAACCATACTCCCCCAAGCGTCAAATGCCCTAAACATGGAAATAGCGATTGTTCCGGAGTTACTGGAAAAAGCAAACACCTTTTGATAGATAAAAAAGAAATTAAAGAAGATTTTCAGTTAGACGAAAAACTAACTAAATCAATGTCAGTTGGTAATATCATTCACGATTTCGTTCATTCTGATGATCCAAAGTTTGCTGGCAAATCAAAAAAAGAACGTCAGAGAATGGCATTAGGAGCATATTACGGTATGCATCCAGAAAAGTCAAAGAAAGTTCAAGAAGACGCTGCCGAACCAATGCTTGAGGGTGGTAAGAAAAAGAAAAAAGATTGTAAAGAAACGGCTGGTCCAGATAGCCCAATTCTACCGAATAATCAAATTCCAAATAAAACTATGAACGTTAAAGCCGATACAGGATACTCAATATGATTACTTTAAAACCACAAGGCGCAGAAATTTCAATCGCCTCAGCTAATACAGTAGCAAATTCCGTTTTAGTAAGAGTAATCAATACTGGCGCTGCTGCTGTTTTACATTTTAAAGATGGTTCTGGTTCTGAATATGCAAATCTGACTGTTTCGAATGCTCAGTATGTTGTTGTTCAAAAAAACTCAACAGACACGCTTACTGGAGCTAGTATGTTAGCAGTGCCAGTAGCTTACAAATACTAAGGCAAAGAAATGAAACTAATAACAGAACTAACAGAAGAAACTCAATATATTACCGAAACAAAAGAAAACGGTAATAAAGATCATTTTATCGTCGGTAAGTTTATTTCTATCGGGGAAAAGAATAAAAACGGTAGAGTTTACCCAGAACATGTTCTTGAGCCAGAAGTTGATAGATATATGAGAGAAGTTGTTAATGCTAAAAGAGCATTCGGAGAACTTGGTCATCCTCAAGGTCCAACTATTAATCTTGACCGTGTATCTCATATCATCACAGAATTAAAAAAAGATGGTAAACATTACGTTGGTAAAGCTAAAATTACAGAAACACCAATGGGAGAAATCGCAAAAGGACTTATGAGTTCTGGTGGTCAACTTGGAGTTTCTACTCGCGGAATGGGTTCTTTGATTGAGAAAAACGGTGTTATGGAAGTTCAACCTGATTTTAAACTATCAACAGTTGATCTTGTTTCAGACCCTTCCGGTAAAGGTTGTTTTGTTAATGGTATCATGGAAAATGTAGAATGGATTTATGATCCTGTTAAAGGAACTTGGCACGAAGAACAGCTTCAAGAAATGAAAAAAGCAATTCATAAAATGTCTAAAGAAGAGTTAGAACGGAAGCAGTTGTCCATCTTCGAAGATTATATTGCTTCATTATCAGTAAAAGATTACTTTTTATAAATAATTAAAATTTTCAAAAGGAGAATATTCTAATGGATAACGTAGAAAACCAAACTGACTTCGAAGACATCGTAGACAACGTTGACGAAAACGAAGTTATTGAGGAAAATACTATCGCCGCCGAGACTCTTAAGACTCATAGTTCCGCAGATAAAACTAATGCTTCTGGCGACGAAAAAGCTGTCACTAGTTCAAAAGTTTCTATGATGCAGAATATGGCTCATCTAATGGCTGGAATGGATAAAGTTGATCTTGTCGATTTCTATCATAAAGTAATTGATCAATTTGGCCCAGGTAAGTCACATGGCGTTGGCGATAATTCCGCAAAGAATAGTTCAACTATTGACACAACTCTTGGTAAAGGTCCAAAGACAAAAGATTCTATGCCACACCTCGATCATAAGAACAATGCCCTAGCAAACATTGGTAAGGTTGCTTATGAAGACGTAGAAGAAATGTTTTCTGGTTCTGAACTTTCAGAAGATTTCAAAGAAAAAGCAAGCACAATTTTCGAAGCTGCTATTGGCGCTAGACTTACAACTGAAATTGCTCGTCTTGAAGAAGAATACGAAACAAAACTAGAAGAGCATGTAGCAGTTGTAACTGAAGAACTTAGCGCAAAGCTCGACACATATCTCGATTATGTTGTTGAGAACTGGATGAAAGAGAACGAAGTTGCTATCGAATCAACTCTCCGCAACGAAATCATGGAAGAGTTTATCGATGGTCTTAAGAACCTATTCGCTGAGAACTATATCAACGTTCCAGAAGATAAAATTGATGTTCTAGAATCACTAGCTAATAAAGTAGAAACCCTTGAGGCAAAACTCGACGAAGCTATTTCTATGAATTCCGAGTTAGAAGAAATTATCGTTGAAGAAGCCCGTAAGGATATCTTAGAAAATCTTTCTTCTGATCTTGCTTTAACACAGCAGGAAAAATTTGCTGCTCTTGTCGAAGGCATTGAATTCGATGGCGATCTTGACACTTACTCAAAGAAGCTAAAGATTGTTAAAGAAAACTATTTCAAGTCTACAACAACTCACTCTTCAAATATCAATGAAGAGGTTTTTGAGGGTGAAGTCACTGACAACGTTGTTAATGTTGATCCCGAAATTAATCGTTACGTTCAAGCTATCGCAAGAACTACTAAAAAGTAATATATTATAAATATTTAATATAACCTTAGTAAAGAAAGGAAAATAAATGTATCTAGCTGAGGAAATCCAAAATAAGTGGGCACCAGTACTTGACCACGACGCTCTTGGCGCCATTAAGGACCAGCATCGTCGTTCAGTTACTGCTATCATGCTCGAGAACACTGAGAAGGCTCTCCGTGAGTCAGCCGCTCATGGTTCATATCAGACACTAACTGAAACATCTTCAACTACTCCAGTTAACTTCATGGGCTCTTCAAGCTCAACTCAAGGTGCTGGCGGTATTGATACTTTCGATCCAGTGTTGATCTCCCTAGTCCGTCGTGCAATGCCTAACCTCATTGCTTATGACATCTGCGGCGTTCAGCCAATGACTGGCCCAACTGGCCTCATCTTTGCTATGCGTTCACGTTATAGCAATCAGACTGGTACTTCTGCTTCTGGCGACGGTAATCAGGCTGGTAACACTGCTTCAAACGAAACCTTCTACAACGAAGTTAACACTGCATTCACTGGTGCTGGTGGTCTAACTGGCGTTGACGCTAACACTTTCGGTAATGGTTTCATCGGAACTATTCCAGGTGCTACAAACACTTCACCTCTAACAGCTACTAACACCTATAACACTGGTGCTGGTATGACAACTGCTCAGGGCGAAGCTCTTGGCGTTGATTCAGGTAACGTTTTCCCACAGATGGCTTTCTCAATCGAGAAGGTTACTGTTTCTGCTAACACTCGTGCTCTTAAAGCAGAATACACTATGGAACTTGCTCAAGATCTCAAGGCAATCCATGGTCTAGACGCTGAAACAGAGCTCGCTAACATTCTTTCAGCTGAGATTCTCGCTGAGATCAACCGTGAAGTTGTACGTACAATCAACATCACAGCTGTTCCAGGCGCTCAGCAGAATACAACTACTGCTGGTGTTTTCGATCTTGACACTGATTCAAATGGCCGTTGGTCAGTTGAGAAGTTCAAAGGTCTTATGTTCCAGTTAGAGCGCGAAGCCAACCAAATCGCTAAGCAGACTCGTAGAGGCAAGGGTAACATCGTTATCACTTCTTCTGATGTTGCTTCTGCTCTTCAGATGGCTGGTGTTCTCGATTACGCTCCTGCTCTTAACTCAAACCGTCTAGAAGTTGACGATACTGGTAATACCTTCGCTGGTATTCTAAATGGTCGCTTCAAGGTTTATATCGACCCATACGCAATCGGTGGTAACTACTTCACCGTTGGCTATAAAGGTTCTTCAGCATTCGACGCTGGTCTTTTCTACTGCCCATACGTTCCACTACAGATGGTTCGTGCAGTCGATCAGTCAACCTTCCAGCCAAAAATTGGCTTTAAGACTCGTTACGGCATGGTTGCAAATCCATTCGCCGAAGGTCTTACAAGAGGTTATGGCCGTCGTCTTATCAGCACTAACGTGTACTATCGTCGCGTTATTGTTAACAACCTTATGTAATATAAGGCTAAGTAGACCCCGTAAACAAGGGGGCGAGAAACTTGGGGAGCTTCGGCTCCCCTTTTTCATATATAAATAGTATAAAGGAACTAATATGACAGCTATTGATAACACACCAACTAATCTCAATTATCTTGCTTCGCTTAATTATAAATTTTTAATTAAGAGAGCACCACATGTTAATTTCTTTATTCAAAAAGTTAGTGTTCCGGATATTTCTTTACCTCAAGTAGAAACTCCTAATCCTTTCGTTTCCATTCCTTATCCTGGTGATCATATCAAATATGAACCGTTTTCTGTAACATTTAAAGTAGATGAAGACTTACAAAATTACTTAGAAATCCATAATTGGATTAGATCGTTGGGTAAACCAACTAAGTTTGAAGAATATGCTGCTATTAAGAATAAACCTATTTGGACTGGTGAAAGTATTACTTCTGATATTACTATTTCAATTCTTTCTAATATTAAGAATTTTAATTATGATGTTACATATATTGATGCTTTTCCTATATCATTAACTGGATTGGAGTTCAATACAACTACTTCTGACGTTCCTTATCTAGAGGCTACTTGTAAGTTTAGATATACGTATTATGATATTGCTAAAACTATATAATATATTTCTTCTTGACATAAATGATTATACTGGTTAATCTACCAAAAGTCAAATCTTTTTATTGACAATTACAGAGATAGTAGTATAATACATTAAAATAGGAGAATTGTATGAATATCGAAGAAATTATGAAATTGTGGGAAGAAGATACAAATATAGATAAAACTGAAATAGGCGATGAGGCAATTAAAGTTCCTAAACTTCACAGTAAATATTATAACATTTTAATTAAAGAGAAATTGTTATTAAGGAAACTTGAAGCGGAAATGAAACAACTTAAATTAGACAAGTATGAATTTCTGACTCAAGGGCCAAATGAAGATACAAAAGAAAGAGGTTGGAAACTTCCACCAAAAGGAATGATCTTAAAAGGCGATATTCCTACGTATATGGATGCAGATAAAGATATTATCAATTTAAGTTTAAAAATAGGAATGCAACAAGAAAAAGTTTACTTTCTGGAAGATATAATTAAAACTATAATAAACAGAGGTTATTTGTTAAAAACTGTTCTTGAGTGGCAAAGATTTACGATGGGAGCATAATGGATATTGTTGAGATCGAAAAGTTCGATGAAGTTCATATAAAAATTAAAGCTGATCCGGGTATTATGATGGAGTTGAGTGAATACTTTACTTTTGATGTTCCAGGTGCTAAATGGACTCCAGCCTTTCGTAATAAAATGTGGGATGGCAAGATTAGACTTTTAAATGTAATGACCGGATTATTATATTCTGGTCTTCTTCGTTATGTAGAAGAGTTTTGTAGATCAAGAGAATATATTGTAGAACATTTATCTGATTTTAGTTCTGAAGAGTTTTCTATAGTAGAAGCAAAACAATTCATTGAAAAATTAAAACCAACAATGCAGCCTAGAGATTATCAATTAGAAGCTTTTGTGCATTCTATTAGGGAAAGAAGAACATTATTATTATCCCCTACAGCATCAGGAAAATCATTTATAATATATTTAATCATGAGGTATTACTATGATAACTTTAAGAGTAAGTTTATTATTATTGTTCCAACTACTTCTCTTGTTTCTCAGCTTGCCTCTGATTTTACTGACTACGGGTTTGATTCTAATCGTTTCGTACATCGTGTATTTTCTGGACAAGATAAAGTTTCAGATAAGCCTATTACCATCACAACGTGGCAGTCGGTTTACAAATTACCTAAGACGTATTTCTCAGAATTTGATGTAATTATAGGAGATGAAGCTCATTTATTTAAAGCAAAGTCTCTCGTTTCTATTATGTCTAAAGCGACGTCAGCAAAATATCGTTTTGGGTTTACAGGCACTCTTGATGGCGCTGAAACTAATAAACTTGTCCTTGAAGGTTTATTCGGGCCAACAAGAAAAGTTATATCAACCAAAGAACTTATCGATAAAAAACATCTGGCAGAATTTCAGATTAAAGCTCTAGTTCTTAGTTATGAAGATCAAGTACGTAAATATGTTTCATCGTTAAAATATCAGGATGAAATTGATTTCATTGTTAGATTACCCGAGAGAAATAATTTTATTAAAAATTTAGTACTATCTCTGGAAGGAAACTCTCTTTTATTATTTCAATTCGTTGACAAACACGGAAAAATATTATATAATATGATTAAGCAAGAAGCAGGAGATAGAAAAGTATTTTATGTTTCTGGATCTGTAGATGGAGAAGAGAGAGAAGAAATAAGAAGGATTGTTGAGAATGAATCTAATGCTATTATTGTCGCTAGCTTTGGTACTTTTTCTACCGGAGTCAATATTAAGAATTTGCATAGTATTATTTTTGCTAGCCCAAGCAAGTCTCGCATTCGGAATCTTCAATCCATTGGCAGGGGGTTACGTAAGTCTGATACTAAGACTTCTGCTACCCTATACGACATAGCAGACGACCTTACATGGAAGAACAAGAAGAACTTCACCATACTACACTTTATGGAACGGATTAAAATATATAATGAAGAACGTTTTCGTTATAAGATTTATAATGTTAGTTTGAAAGTGAAGCCTTGAGACGTTTAGTTTTCCAAGCCTTTAATGCGGCTTCTGGACCTCGAGATCCTCTTCTTACTGCTTTTGCTTCTTCAGAATAAGGTGCTCTTGGATTTTTATGAGGTTTTCTTAATTTGGCTTTATTTTCTTCTGACATAGGACCTCTTGGACCAGTCGGACCTTTTGGACCAGTTTTACCTTTTAAAAAAGGTTTTGATACTCTATATTTTTGTTTTTGTTCTTCTGTTAAAATTAATCCAGAAGATCCTTCGCCTCCATTAGTTCGATTTAATAATATACCAGATTCTAAATCTTTTCTACCAAACCATCGAATATATCTTCTCTCTAAAGCAAAAGCTCCAATTTCTGATAATTTTTTCTCTAAGAATATTATTTTGGATCTATCTTTAGGTACTGATATACCAGAATGTTTAACATAAGCTCTGTTGCCTTTGCCTTTACCAATATAATAAGGTAAACCAGTTCTTTTGTTGATATAGGCGTAAACGTAATAAATAAGCATAGCTGATCCTCCATACAGGGTTAGGGTCGGTAGATGCTCCAACATCGTGACCGACAATAGTATTTATATAAGTGAGGAATTTATAATGGAAACTACAGAGAAGAAACCTAGAAAAAAGAACAATTATATCAATAACAAAACTTTGTATGGTTCTATGATTCATTATAAAAATGAAGTAAAAGAAGCAAAACAAAAAGATTTACATCCACCAATTGTTCCAAAATATATTGGGGAATCTATTCTTCTTATTTGTAATAATCTAGCAAAGAAACCAAACTTTTCTGGATACACATACAAAACAGATATGATCTCGGATGCAATAATGGATTGTGTTGCTGCTGTAGATAACTTTGACCCAGAAAAAACTAATAATCCTTTCGCTTATTTCACTCAAATAGCTTGGAATGCATTTATCAGAAGAATACATAAGGAAAAGAAACAAACATATATTAAACATAAAAATTTTGAAAATAGTTTTATGATGAATGAATTGTGGTCTGATTCAGAAAATATACATTTAAAGGCAAATGAATACTCTTCAGAAATAGTTAGATCTTTTGAAGAGAAAAACAGCTTGACTAAAAACAAAAAGAACACTAAAATGGTTGGAGTGGAAAAGTTTTCAGGAGTGGAAAATGAAGAATGAATATCTCGTGCCTGTTAATGTTGTTGACATCGCAGATCGCCTAAAATCACCATCACTCAATATCAATGAAAGAATGAACCTTGTTCTTAGACTTGAAGCTATTAGAGATTTTTGTGAGAAAATTATTGAGAAAAATAACGGAGAGTTTGAAGGTAAGAGAATTTCAAAGTGAAAATAGCACTATTGACCGACAGCCATGCTGGAGTAAGAAATGACTCTTTGGCGTTTCATGATTATATGCAGAAATTTTATTCTACTGTTTTTCTACCTTATCTTCGAGATAATGGGATTCATACTGTTGTCCACTGTGGTGACATTATCGATCGGCGTAAGTTTATTAATATTAATACTGCTTACCGCCTTCGAAAAGATCTCATTGAACCAGCACTGAATCAGGGAATTGAGTGGCATCAGATTATAGGTAATCACGATACTTATCATAAAAATACGAACGAGGTTAGTTCTTTTATTGAACTATTTGGTTCGTATGAAAACTATTGTACTATAAATATATATGATACTACAACCGAAGTTATGTTCGGTGATACTAAAATCCTATTGATTCCGTGGATATGCGATGATAATAAAGAGCATTCCTTCAATTTAATAAGGAACACGGATGCACAAATTGCTTTCGGGCATTTGGAACTTCAAGGATTTGAGATGTTTAAAGGTTCGATCATTTCTCACGGAGATGATCCAACTCTTTTTGGACGTTTTGATATTGTCTGTTCTGGGCATTTTCATCACCGTTCAAACCGTGGTAATATTTACTACCTCGGTTCTCCTGCAGAGTTTACTTGGTCTGATTACAATGATCCTCGAGGGTTTCATATATTTGACACGGAAACGAGAGAACTAACCTTTATTGAAAATCCTTATAAGATGTTTAAAAAGGTTTGGTACAATGATGGTGATGAAAAGTTCTTAGACTCAGAAATGGATTATTCTCAATTTGAAGGATGTATCGTAAAGGTTATCGTTCAGGAAAAGAATAATCCATTTTGGTTTGAAAAGTTTGTTGAAAACATAGAAAAACAAAATCCAGTAGATATTCAAATTGTTGAAGATCATCTAAATTTAGGTTTAGAAGAAGATAAAGACATCATTGATGAAGCAGAATCTACTTTGGATATTTGTCGTAAATACATAAGTAATGTTGATGTCAAAGGCGTAGATAAACAAAAGTTAGAAAAGAAAATCGTTAATTTATATTTTGAGGCTATGACAATTGAATGATTTACTTTAAGAAAATTAGATATAAAAACTTACTCTCGACAGGTAATGTTTTTACAGAGATAGATTTATGTTCAAGAGACACAACTTTAATAGTTGGTCAAAACGGAGCAGGTAAATCAACATTACTTGATGCTTTATCGTTTGCTCTTTTTGGCAAACCATTTCGTAAAATAACCAAACCTCAATTAATAAATTCTATCACAGGAAAAAACTGTGTGGTAGAGTTGGAATTTTCTATCGGAACAAATCAATATAAAATTATTCGAGGTATTAAACCTAATACATTCGAAGTGTATCAGAATGGAGATTTATTAAATCAATCTGCAGATGTAAAAGATTATCAAGAGATACTTGAGAAGCAGATTCTAAAAGTAAATCATAAATCTTTTAATCAAGTAGTAATACTAGGTTCTGCTACATTCCAACCATTTATGCAATTACCCGGAGGGCAACGTAGAGAAGTTATTGAAGATCTTCTTGATCTGCAGATTTTTACTACTATGAATTTGTTATTGAAAGATAAATTGTTAAAGAATAATGATGAAATAAATTCTGCTGTTTCCGAAAAGAAATTATTAGAATCTAAAATTGAGATGACCAAAGAACAT